TCTGATGTGGCTGCTCTAGCGGCTATGTCTGGTACTGGTATGGTTACCAGAACTGCAGGAAATACTTACGCACAACGTACACTTACCAAGTCTGGTGCTGGTATTACAATCACTAATGGTGATGGTGTTTCTGGCAATCCTACAATCAACATTCAGTCTGCATCTACTAATAGCGCATCTAATCTTGTTCTTCGTGATGCTTCTGGTAACTTCTCAGCAGGAACTATCACTGCAAACTTGACTGGTAACGTTACTGGTGATGTGACTGGTACAGTTTCTGATATTAGTAACCATGATACTGACGATCTTTCTGAAGGATCTACCAATGTTTACTATACAAATGCTCGCGCTGACGCTAGAGTTAATTTACAGACTGGCGCAAACCTCAGTCTTGCTAACAAGACTACAACTGAACTTGCTGAGGGAACTAATCAATATTATACAGAAGCGAGAGTACAAGCAAAACTTGATAATGCATACGAGCAACTTAGAGCAATGCTCACCAACCTTGCAACTTCTACCACACTAACGCTGAATCTCTCTGGAGACCCAACACCTGGTGCTGTTGTTGCAATCGGTGCTATTCAAAACAACGGTATTGGTGGATTTAGTAACTCTACTGGTCTTGCAACTAGTGGAGGTAGTGGAACTAGTTTGACTGTGGATCTCACAACATCTGCTGGTGCGATTACTGGACTTGCCATTAATACACCTGGTACAAATTACACAACCTCTGACACTATCACCATCACTAACCCGAACGCTGGTGGTGTAAATGCATTTAACTTTGGATCTCTTTCTGCTGGTACTAACTACGTTTCTACTAACAATGTGGCAACCACTGGTGGTAGCGGAACTGGATTGAGAGTTAACTTTACTGCTGGTTCTGGTAACGTTACTAACGTGACTGTGGCCGCGGCAGGAACTGGATATGCAAATGGTGAGACAGTCACCATCGTGAACAACGGTGCTGCCAGTGCAACTATTGATGTTCCTGGTACTGGATATAGTGTTGACAGTCTCGTAGCTACCACAGGAGGCACTGGATCAGGTCTAACAGTTTCTATTGACACTGTTGATGCAGGAACTGGTGCTATTACAGGACTCTCTATCGTTGGCGGTGGTCATGGATATACCGCTAGTGATGTTATCACCGTTTCAGGTGGTAATGGTGATGCAACATTCGTTATTGGAAGTGTCCATGCTGGTAACGCAACCATTGATATCTCTCAGGTGTTTACTAATGCAACATTCGCACTTAGTGACGTTACTGAGATGGAAGTTGGTGCAACTGTCACTGGTGCTACTTCTGGCACTACAGGCGTTATTACCGCGCTCAGTGCTACTGCAGTTACTGTTGATAATGTTGACGGATTCTTCAAGAAGGGAGAAGTCGTCAGTGCAAATGACGTTACTACTCTAACTATTCAATCATTCTCTTGATAACAAATGTCAGCAACAAGACCCGCTACTAAAGCAGAACTGAAGGCATATGCTCTTCGTAGGTTAGGATTCCCTGCAATTGACATCAACGTATGTGATGAGCAGTTGGATGATCTGATTGAAGAGGCAATTGATTTTTGGCAGGAATATCATTACGATGGTTCTAATACAGAATTAATTAAGATTGAAGTTACCGAAGCAATTAAGACTGCTGCTGGTGGGTCTACAGATATAACAGGAACTGACTGGGCAATAAACAATCTAAAGGTGGATCTTCCACCTGGCGTCGTAGCGGTCAATCAGGTATACGCAAACTTGTCTAGCAGTAGCGTAGTTCCTGCAAACATGTTTAATATCAAGTATCAAATTTTCTTGAATGACATCTATTCATTCACGAATCATAACATCTTGCACTACTTCATGGTATCGCAATATCTTGAAACCCTAGATTGGGTTACAAACTCTCGCGCACACCGTAGAATACGCTATAATAAGGTTGAGAATGAATTGCATCTTGATTTCTCTTGGGATGAATTGAAGGTTGGTGACTATATCATGGTGGACTGCATCATGAGAACTGATCCCGAAGTTCATACCAGTGCGTATAATGACAACTGGTTGAAGGATTACTGTGAAGCATTGTTCATGCAGCAGTGGGGACGTAATCTAAGTAAGTATGATGGTATTCAGATGCTTGGCGGAGTTACCCTTAACGGTCGTCAAATCCTAGAAGATGCTTCTACTAGGAAAGTACAACTAGAAGAGGAAGTGCGTAAGACTTATGAACTGCCACCAATGGATCTTATAGGTTGATATGACTTACCAAAATCAAACACCATCAGATTGCAATCAGTCAGACTACAGTTCTTCCTGTAGGATAAACGTCAATGGATCAGCACAAGAGCAAAAGTTCATTGAAAACTTAATCGTAGAAAGCATTGAGATCTACGGTCAAAACATTTATTATCTCCCCAGAACCTATGTCAACAAAGACACTATCCTTAATGAAGTTGAGAGTAGCGAGTTTACTCAAGCACTTGAAGTCAGAGCCTACGTCAATAATGTTGATGGATGGGAAGGACAAGGCGAATTACTTAGCAAATTCGGCATTCGTGTTGAAGACAAAACAACGTTTATCTTCTCCCGTGCAAAGTTTGAAGAAAAAGTGGATGACAATGCGGTCCTCAACGTAGAAGGTCGTCCTAACGAAGGGGATCTAATTTGGTTTCCTATTACAAAGCATTTATTTGAAATTAAATTCGTAGAAGTTGAACGTCCTTTCTACCAGTTAGGTAAAGGATACGTTTGGGAATGTCAGTGTGAACTCTTTGAGTACAGTGATGAGGAACTTAACACTGGTGTTGCTGATATTGACGCTATTGAAAATGCATTCGCCAATGCTATCACTGTGAATTTTGCAGTTGGTGGTAGTGGCGACTTTACTGTTGGAGAAGTTGTTGCAGGCGGCACATCCAACGTAACAGCAGAAGTAAAAGCATGGGATTCTGCCAATAGACAGTTGCAAGTTTTTAACCGCACAGGTATCTTTACAATCCCAGAAACCGTTACTGGACAGACATCTGGGGCGGCTTGGACATCTGCATCATATAATACCCTAAATAATGTTAACTCCGAAGTTGATCAGAATTACGATTTTGAGACACAGGATGATGACATCCTTGACTTTACAGAGGGCAATCCATTCGGAACGTTTGCATCTACTACTGACACTACAATCTGATGTTAGGAAAATATAGCTATCACGAAATCTTTCGTAAAACTGTAGTTGCCTTTGGTACTCTTTTTAATAATATTGAGATTAAAAAGGACGATGAGGTAATGAAAGTACCTCTTGCTTACGGTCCTAAGCAAAAATTTCTAGCACGTCTAGAGCAAATGGCTGACCCTACTAACAAAAGGGTACAGATTACTTTGCCTAGAATCTCCTTTGAGATTAACAGTATTGAATATGACGCTGGAAGAAAGGTAAGTCCTACACAAAAAGTAACCGTAGTAAGTTCAACCGATAAGAGTAAAACATCTTTCATGCCCGTACCATATAATGTCGGGTTTGAGTTAGCAATTATCTCTAAGAATCAGGAAGATGGTTTGGAAATTTTAGAGCAAATTCTCTGCAACTTCCAACCTTCATACAACCTACCAATGAAGTTAGTACCTGACTTAAATGAAACTAAGGATGTTCCAGTGGTACTGAATAGCGTATCATATGAAGATGATTACGAAGGAAACTTCGCACAACGAAGAGCAATCATCTATACTTTAACATTCACAGCAAAAACCTATGTTTATGGACCAGTCAGCGAGAGCACTACTATCACCAAAGTCATTGCCGACGCTTATACTTCTACTAACGTTGCTACGGCACCGAGAGAAGTTAGATACACAGTTGTCCCCGATCCTATCACGGCAGATGCTGATGACGACTTTGGGTTTGGAGAAACAATAGAATATTTTGATGATGGTAAACAACGTAATCCAGTTTCAGGAGTAGACGAATGAGTGGCGACGTAAACATTATGGAAGAAGACAATCTGTACTTCTACAGCGAATATATGACTGAAACTAAAAAAATTGCTTTGGAGTTCAAAGGAATTTGTCTGGAATATCAATTGAAAGAAAAACCTCCTAAGGATAAATCATGAGCGCATTTGATGGATTGAATGAAGTCTTTGGCACTGAACCTTCTGAACTTCAGAAAGCGATTGAAACTAAAGATGAAATCAAAAAACCTGATGTAAAGAAATCAGAGACACAAGATGTCAAGCAAGATTATGAGTATTCTCGTGCTCAATTAAACAGTCTTGTAATGAAGGGTCAGGAGGCAGTAGACGGTATATTAGATGTGGCACGGGCATCAGATCATCCTCGTGCATATGAAGTTGCAGGTCAGTTAATTAAACACGTTGCAGACGTTGCAGATAAGTTAATTGATCTACAAAAGAAGATGAAAGATCTTGATGCTGAAGAGAAGAAAGGTCCAAATAATGTGACAAATGCATTGTTTGTTGGCACAAGTTCTGAGTTACAGAAATTACTTAAGCAACAAAAAGAGATAAATAATACTGACACGAATTAACACGACACGACATGTCAGTATTAAATGTACTTAGCACCAACGCTATCGCAGGATCTGCGACGGAGTATCAGGTTGTCCAGACTGGATACTATCGCGTCCTTGCAACTGCTGGTGACTCTACTGTATCCTTCAATGGAGGACCTGCAATCACTGTATTGCAAGATCAACCTCTCTTGCTTAAAGGGGCAAAACCTGGTCAAGCAAAAATTGCAAAGGCAGTCTCTGATTCCACAGGTGACTACCAATTAGGTTATAATGTAGGGCAAGTAGCAGATACCCATCCATTCTCAGTTGATGATTTCATTGCTGTAGAAGACAATGGTACATCTCCTACTATTGACAGCAACTTCCTATCTGCAGGCACTGCAGGTAAAAAAGTAACTGCTGCAACAGGTACAACTATTTCCACTGATATTGATTCTAGTTCTGCATCAGCAGACTATACTTATGCGTCAGGAAAACAAGCAATCGTAAAACGTTGCGTTAAGATTACAGCAGGGGGACAAGCTCTTGTCGTTGAAGAAATCCAAGTCGTCGGAGGATGACGGATGCCAGCAGTCAGCAGAAAACAACAACGATTCTTCGGGATTGTTAGGGCGGCTCAAAAAGGTTCTCTCAAGGGGGAAGCGACGCCATCGGTTCAAAGAGCTGCTGCCAGCATGAAAATGAAAGATGTGAAGAAATTTGCATCTACTAAACATAAAGGATTACCTGAGAAAAAAGTGACTAAAGAATCAACATTTGCAGGAAATTATAATGGTCCTCTCTACGCACGTTGGAGTGATGTAGAAAAAGGACGTAATAAACCCATTGGTAATGAAGAACAAGAAACTCAACTTGAAAACAAAAGCGGTGATAATTCTCTCCGTGACTGGTTTGGCAAGAGTCGTTCTAGTGATGGCAAGCCTGGCTGGGTTCAGCTCGGTGGTAAATATGCAGGAAAACCCTGTGCCAAACAACCTGGACAAACAACAAAACCCAAGTGCGGTTCTTCCAAAATGAAGCGCGACCTCAATAAAGATGAAGAAGAAAGAGCGTTCCGCAGAAAGAATCGTAAAGACCCCAACCCTAATAGATCTGGAAAGGCTATTAACGTGAAAACTGAAGAAACAATTTACGAAGGCGAAAAGGACGCCTGTTATCATAAGGTTAAATCTCGTTATAAGGTTTGGCCTAGTGCGTATGCCAGCGGAGCACTAGTCAAATGCCGAAAGAAAGGTGCAAAGAACTGGGGAAACAGCACCAAAAAAGAAGAATTTAATGGAAAATCATTCCAAACATTTCAGGAAGAAGCAAAGAAATGTTGGAAAGGATACGAGAAAAAAGGTACACAAAAACTTTTCGGCAAAACGTACAACCGCTGCGTCAAAAAGGAAGAGACTACAAATGAGTCAGCAGCATGGACAAAGAAAGCAGGAAAAAATAAGTCTGGAGGACTTAACGAAAAAGGACGCAAATCATATGAAAGAGAGAATCCAGGCAGCGACCTTAAGGCACCTTCAAAGAAGGTTGGAAATCCCAGACGGGCATCCTTCTGTGCTAGAATGAAGGGGATGAAAAAGAAGTTAACCTCTAAAAAGACTGCTTCAGATCCTGATTCCAGAATAAATAAGTCACTCAGAGCATGGAATTGCTAGAACAGATACAGTCTTAATAAACTGTAGCTTGCAATATTGTTAAATACTTTGTATAATGTTGAACGTACCCTCAAGGGATTCGTGTATCTATGGAAGATTTTAATTTTTCCGACTTCAAACTAGAACGTAAAGAGTGTGCCAAATGTGGTGCTACATGGATTAACGGAAAACATGTTTGGAGAGGTACAGGAGCGTCCAACGAATCCAGCGAGTTAGATCTTGCTGGTCTTGTTTGTAATAATCTAGGAGATGATACTTGTATCAATCCTATGAAAGGAAAAACTGGAGGACAGACTTGGGAATATCGTGCAGGATTTATTGATGGCATGATTAAAGCGTCAACCGATTTACGACCAAAAGGAGAAGAATGACCCTATCGCAAAACAAAACTGATTTGTTTTCTTTGAAAACTTATTACACTGCTAAGGAAGTGGATGAGTTAGTAGAGGAAGCTGTCAAATATGCTGTAGCAGAAGCACAGAAAATAGATGATGCTTCTATGGCAAAGCATAATCGCGATGCAACTGTAATCAGTATGATCCTAGGGTTCACAACTCTCGCATTATTTGTAGATGGGTTGCTGAGAATGTTAGGTATCATCCCCCCGTTCATGCATCTTGACGTGAACTTACTAGATCAAATAGTGCAACAAGTATTAGATAAACTACCGAAATGATAGATTGGGATCATAGTTACTGGAAATTTGCAGAGAGATGGAATGGTCGTCTTGCGATGGTTGGTGTTGTGATCCTAGTTATTAAATCGCTATGGTAGTCTGGGGAGTTATTTGGATGGTCGCTATACTTGTAATAATAGTGACTTGGTATATTGTCTATATAATGAAGATGGCCTTCAAGGAATTAAACGATGGGAGCAATGACACCCCCAAGTCGGAAGAGTTGTTACAACTTCCGAGTAATAGAGATCAACAGAGTAGTTGATGGTGACACCATTGACGTAACTATTGACTTAGGATTTGACCTTTACAAAAAAGAAAGGGTTCGTGTAGCAGGTGTTGATACTCCTGAAAAAAGAACTCGTGACTTAGAAGAAAAGGCATTGGGTCTTGATGCTACCAATTGGATGAAGAAAAAACTAGAAGGAGCTATTGAAGGTGATGATGATCTTGTTATTCGTACTGAGCTTGTCGGTGGCATGGGTAAGTATGGTCGTCTCTTGGGGTGGTTGTACATTGGCGATGCCGAACTCTCACTCAATGAAGAAATGATTACCGAAGGGTATGCATGGTCCTATGATGGGGGTACAAAACAAAAGAACTTTGAAGAATTAAGAGAAATCCGCCGTACTAAAGGTACGCTAACCAATGGATGACGAGTTTGATTTTGGAGAAGATTTTTTCCCTTACGAGGGTGAATGGTACATGACCATGAATATGGGTGTCGGAGAAATCCGATTGCTCTATAATCATGTCTGCTATTCCCTTGAGAAATGGCCTGGTTATCCTGCTAGACCAATTGAGGAACAAGAATACTTGAAACTCTTAAGGAGTAAACTTTTTGCAATGCTAACTGAATACACATTTTATGAAACTAATTAAACGTGAGCAAGTAATAGTCATTGATGACTTATTTACTAAAGATGAAGTGCAATGGATGGAAGATTACTTTACCCTATTTGATGGGTGGCAGTTAATCTTTGATGACCCTGAACAAAGTCTTTCACAATACTCATTGGGTCAAGTTATTGATCTTCCTAACTTTGGTATGTTTGAAGAGTTTTGTAAGAAATGTTTTAAGGAACGATCTGGTGTCCCAGTTCCAAATTTTCATAGAGTAGTATATAACTGTTTCCGATTCGGAGATAGTCCTAATCTACACATTGACGGTGAGAGTGAAGACTCACTGAGCTTCATGGTTTATCCTAATACTAAATGGAATGAAGCATGGGGTTCCGAAAGTGTATTCGTTCGTGACGGAGAAATCACCGATGCAGTCATCCCTAAACCTGGCAGAGTAGTAATCTTTCCAGGCTCTATCCCTCACGGTGCAAAGGCACCAAATAGAAACCATGAGGGAGTCGCACGATTCAGTGCTGTATTCCAGTACACACCTGGACAAGAAGAAGAAATGCTTCAACACGCTGAAATGTGCAAACCAAATACTAGACCTTTCCCTCTTGACTATGGCGAGTAACGAAGTATATCTAGGCAATCCCAATCTAAAAAAAGCAAATGTTCCTAATGAGTGGACTGAGGCTCAGATTGCTGAGTTTTTGAAGTGCTCGGAAGATCCCGTGTACTTCATTAAAACATATGTGAAGATCGTCTCACTTGATAAAGGTTTAGTACCATTTGACATGTATGATTTCCAAACGGAAATGGTACATAAATTCCACGACAATAGGTTTAACATTGCGAAACTACCACGTCAATCTGGCAAGTCCACTATTGTTACGAGTTACCTTTTATGGTACACATTATTTAATCAGGAGGTTAATGTCGCAATTCTTGCCAACAAAGCGGCAACGTCGCGGGAAATGCTACAAAGACTCCAGAAGTCGTACGAACACTTACCGAAATGGCTCCAACAAGGGATCATCCAATGGAACCGAGGGTCGTTAGAACTAGAAAATGGTTCTAAGATCATGGCAGCATCTACATCTAGTAGTGCTGTCAGGGGTATGTCATTTAATGTCATCTTCTTAGATGAGTTTGCGTTCGTTCCTAATCATATTGCAGATGAGTTTTTCTCATCTGTATATCCTACTATCTCATCTGGTAAATCTACCAAGGTTATTATCATCTCTACACCACACGGGATGAACATGTTCTACAAATTGTGGCATGATTCAGAACGCGGAAAAAATGAGTATGTGAACACAGAAGTGCATTGGTCTCAAATACCAGGAAGAGATGATAAATGGAAAGCACAGACAATTGCCAATACATCTGAATCACAGTTCAAAGTTGAGTTTGAATGTGAATTCTTAGGATCTGTTGATACTCTTATATCTCCATCAAAATTAAAAGTGATGGCATATGATGATCCTATCAAACAATCTGCTGGTTTAGATGTATTTGAGGAATCAAAACCTGATCATCAATACGTCATGGCATGTGACGTAGCACGAGGAGTAGCAAACGATTACTCAGCATTTGTGGTGATAGATACGACTACGTTACCATATAAGATGGTAGCGAAATATAAGAACAATACAATCAAACCCATCCTGTTTCCGAATGTTATCGTAGATGTTGCCAGACACTATAACGGTGCATTCATTTTAGTTGAAGTCAATGACGTAGGCGGACAGGTTGCGGATATTATACACTTTGATCTTGAATATGACAATCTACTAATGGCCAGTATGCGTGGACGTTCTGGTCAGGTTGTCGGTCAAGGTTTCTCTGGGAAGAAAACTCAGATGGGTGTAAAGATGAGCACTGCTGTAAAAAAAGTAGGATGCTCAAACATGAAAGCTCTGATTGAAGAAGATAAATTAATGATTACTGACTATGATATTATATCTGAACTGACTACATTCATTCAAAAGGGGCAATCATTTGAAGCAGAAGAGGGATGTAATGATGACTTGGCAATGTGCCTAGTTATTTTCTCTTGGTTAGCTCTTCAAGATTATTTTAGAGAGATGAACGACACCGACGTTCGTCAAAGGATTTATGATGATCAGCGCGAAAATATTGAGCAGGATATGGCACCGTTCGGTTTTATATCCGATGGATTAGAGGAAGATACGTTCAAAGA